TGCTAAGGATTTGCAGCAGCATGCTAGATACGACAACCGCCGCCCTGATGATATCGAGGCTTATATCGACGTTGATTATTACGCCGAACCGCGCGCAATGTTCAAACGTGATACTGTCAAGGTATTGTACACCATCATCCCTGACCAGGTCGCCGGCAAGGCGGCCGACTCTTATTGGTACATCGACCATCTTGGCGTGTACCACGAGAGGATCAGCGGTGGTGCGAAGTACGACCATCAGGTCTGGAATTACGGCAGCGACACTATGATGGCGGAGAACAATTTCTCGTGCACTATGTACGACGTTCACCTCATCCCCGGCCCGTACAACCGTGCCATAGTGATACTCGCCCCCTCGTATACTGTCTGGCTTCCCCCTTGCATCTTGCGCCGGCTGTACCAATACAGCACGCTTGATCGCATCCCAGTCACTAGCAACTCCAATGGTGGCGTAGCCCTCACTGTCGCCCGCGACCGTGAGGTATACGTCAGCGTTCGGTCAAGCTACCCGTCTGGTGATTGCACCACTGTCCCCGTCGGCGTTTTCATTGCCGCGCGCGATCATGTCGCGCAGACAAAGGTGCCCGGGATCGCTGGCATTAGCAACGTTGTTGAACGTTGCGGCATCACACTCTCCGTCCCAGAGTTGTATACGCTCGCTGCGTATCTGGGCACATCATCGGAAATCAACGAGCCTGTCAATTACACCAAGGCCGCTGACTCCGATGATCCCGGCAATGCTTTCGCGCGCTTGGCCACTGCAGCAATTGTACCACCCGCTGCAGCCGCCACTATGCATGATGATAACACCGCCGCATCCGTCAAGCAGCGCGTAACCGACGTTCAAAACAAGGTAGTACCACCACCTATTTACTTCGATTACGCGCGCGAGTACAACGCTTTGTTGTGCTCACGCGCGAGGAGGCGATTCTTTTGTTGGCCAAAACCAACGTGAAGTTCGCCAACTACCTACGCAATGAGCACAACATCGCTTCGGACAAGCCTGACGCCGTGCGTGCCTTCTTGAAAAAGGAAGTTACACCAAATGCAAGCGCTAAGGGCAAGCCATCACGCCTCATCTTCCCCGTGGATCTCGATACATTAATCCAGACCACCCGTTTCATCGCCCCATACAAGGACTACGAGCTAGCGCGTGCACGTGCTGGCACCGGTTTCTCGTGTGTCGGCATGAACCCAGAGGAAATTGCGGAACGTGTACACCGATTCGCTTTATCTGTCGATTCGATTGACCAGACTGACTTTACCAGCATGGACGGAACACACTCACCGTTCACCAATGGTAATTATCTTTACGTCTATCGTCTCGCATATGATAAGAAATACCACAGCGACATCCGGCGTGCCTTTTCCCGCAACTATGACCGCGTGATCAAGCTCCCGAAGACAAAACCCGGGAAAGGAAAGAAGTTCAACTCAAAGGCGATGAACTTGAGCGGCAAGGCCGACACCACCAGTTCCAATACGTGGCCCAACGG